CTATCCTGATAGCCAAAATTAGATAGTTTTTCAGGTGGTAAATCATCTTTATATAAAAACCAACCTTTTATTGTAAAATTATAATCTTTGTCATTGTCTTTTATAATTAAAAAATACTTTCCTTGCTTTTCTCCAGGTCTAATAAGCAAAAAATTATATGATTTTTTATCTTGAGTTCTGATTTCAATATTGTTTTTAAAGTCAGACCCTAAATAAAATTCATCATTGTCAGTATAAGAACCATTAAAATAACTATTTGTGGCTTTTGCATAAACAACCTCACCCATAGCACCTAAGAACCCATCATATAATTGATTTTTTAAGTTCTTATTATAACCGTAAGAAAAGCCTTTGTTCATTCTTACATTACCAATAAATCTTCTTTGAGCTGTTGTATAAGCTAATTCAACATCATTAGAGTTAAGTTTTATTTTCATATGTTTCTTTGAGTTTTTTTTCATATTCTTCTATTGGCATACCAATAACATGAACGAAATAACAACTAGCACAATAATCCTTAGAACCTTCTACTACATCTGCTGAATTTTTGCATTTACAACAAGTCCTATAGTCCATATAAATATTTGGATGTTTTCCCTTCATAAATCATAGTTTATTTAATACTTTTTTTTAATTATATATCAAGTAAATTGTATATGGTATTGACATTGTTTGTTTATATTGGTATTTGATTCGTAATGCTTAAAAAAATTGGGAAAGAATTTACTCACAAAAAAGAAGGTGGATGTTTTAGTGCTACTCATCTTAGTCCAAGTCAACTAAATAAACCTATAGATCAATGGTTCAATGACTATTGCGTACTTGACGAACAACAAAGAAAAAACATACCTCCAAACGCTAAAATGATTGCAGGTGCTTTGGTCGGTCAGGCTATGCAAGACAGAATAGTTTACAATTTAACTACAAAAGAAGTTATGAAAGGTGAAGATGGAACTTAGTTTAAATAAAGCTGCTACTATGCAGAGAAGAATTAAAGATTTAGAACATGAGCAAAAAATTAAAAAAAATATGTTATTGGAAAGAGATGAAGAAATAACAGAATTAAAAAAGCAATTAGACAAAAAACAAGAATTAATAGATTTTTTAAATAAACAACTAAATGAGGAAAGAAATGACAAGAAAACAAGTGCAAGAACCAATAGAAAAAAGTAAAGGTTCTTTTAAAGAAAGAAGAAAGGATTGTTTAGAAAAAGCAATAAATATTCCAACAGTAAATATTAAAGGTAAAAAATATTCTACAGTAAACGAAAGGCATAAACATTTATTACAATATTTTCCAGAGGCAAGATTTAATGAAGAAGTAATATTCCATGACGTTGAAAGAGTAATTGTTAAAACTGAACTTTATATTGGTGAAACAATTTATTCAGTTGGCTTTGCAGAAGAATTTAGAAATTCATCATTTATTAATAAAACAAGTGCATTAGAAAATTGCTCCAGTTCAGCTTTAGGTAGATGTTTAGCAGCGTTTGGGTTATCAGGTTCAGAATATGCTAGTGCTGAAGAATTAGTTAATGCTCTTAATAATCAAAGCGGTACTAAAACAAATACTAAAACAGTTTCAATCAAAGAAAGGATAGAATCACAAACAACTGAAACAAAGTTGAATAAACTCTATTCGGATTGGAAAAACAACCAAGAAGAAATAGAAAAACTATTTCAAAATAAACAACAAACAATAAAGACTAATGGAGGTCAAAATGTCAAACAATGGTAAGCAAAAAGATTTTGCACTATTTCCGTATGAGCCAAACAATGAAAAGTCTATCAAATTAGATTTTTCTGGAAACATATCTTTAACTAATGGTGCTAAAGGTACAATTTTAGGTGTCAAAGCATCTAGTAAAGATGGATCAAAAAGATTTGTAAGAATATTTGCTCAAGTCGGTGTTCTATTTAAAGGTGATGACAAATTTACAGGTCAAATCAATTACCCAGATGCAGGGGGAGAGAAAGGCTTGATAGCCTGGTTGAATGACTCTGGAACAATTCTTTCTGGTTATAAGAATGAACCAAGAAAAGATGCAAACAAGAAACAAGATAATAGACAACAAGCAGCTCCCTTCTAGTTAGTTTGAAAGTTGTTTATTTGTTTCTTTTGCTAGTCACAAGTGAGTCTAGTTATTACTGGAAAAAAATTGAGGTAAAAACTTTTCTTACTTGTGATGAAATATTTGAGGCACTGGTAGAATTCAAAGAGGTAAAAAATGGATATTTGGGATTTTATAATAATTACACTGTCGGCAGCCATTATTGTATCAATGCACATGGCGAATGGTATTTAGGAACAGAATATGAATGATATTAAATTTACAAAAAGTTTAGAAAAATTATTAGAACAGAAAGAAAAAGACTATGGTGGCTTTGATTATACAAGCTACATAATGACTAAAATAATGTCTGAATACTTGACATTTTACAATAATAAAGATGTAAAAGTGCCAATTAAATTTTTTGGTATAATTATGATATTTTTAAAATGTTGGAGGGTCATGCAATCAGATAGATACAAAGCTGATAGTTTTGACGATATTCAAGGATATGCGGAACTTTTGAGGGGGTTAATTATAAATGAAACAAGAAAAAAATAAAAGACCCATGACACCAGCTATGAAAAGATTGCTTGAATTTGTTACAAAATATTATACAAATTATGGTTTCTATCCTACTTTTCAGTTTATGGCTGATAAAATGGGGTACAAAAGCAAGAACTCAATCACTCAATTGGTTGAGAAACTTGAGCAAAGAGGCGACCTAATAAGGATGCCAGGATATAGAAGAAATATAAAGTTAAATGATAAAAGTTGAAAAAACATCATCATACGAAATAGTAGCTCAAGTAAAGCAGTATTTTGAGGGTGCAACTATTGAGGAGGCTACTCAAAAGGCACAATCTTCAAAAGACTTGAACGAAACTGCTGATATAAAAATCACCGACAGCAAGTTTATTCAGGGCAACATAAAAAAAATCGGTGAGGAGAGTAATAACTCTAATGTTGAGCAACAATAATGTTAGACTCTACAAACAGCTTGAAGAAAACCATAAAAAGATAATGAATGGTCAAAAGAGAAGACAATGCGTTCATTCTTTAAAAGCTGTTAAGGAATATGTAAAAACATATAGAAGAATTGTAGAGTTTGAAAATAAAGACGCTAAATTTATCTATTGTAAATAGATAAATATTGAAAGTTGTATAAACTGCATAGGGGTTCTATACTCTAAATTTAAATAAGGAAGGAAAAATGGAAACATCACATCTATACAAACAAATTGGTGAAAGAATAAAATTTGCTAGAATAAATATGGCAAGAAAACAATTCAATCCAAAAAGAAAAATGCCAAGAAGATATGTAACACAAAATGAATTGGCAAAAGCATTAAACATTACGTTTCAACAAATACAAAAGTATGAAAAGGCTGTAAATAGAGTTCCAGTAGATAAACTATTAGAAATTTCAAAATATTTAAATAAACCTATTTCTTATTTTATAGAACAAGAGGTTGAAAACAATGTTCACACCAATTAACGAAAAATTTAAAAAAATAAATGTTCATCTCTCTCAGTTTGATGAGTTTGAATACTATAAATCTATCATTCCTTTGATGATAGAAAATGGTCATAAGGCTCATCAAACAATACCTGGATATGAGAAATGCAAACCTGAGATAGAGGCTTTCAAATGGTTTGATGGTATTAATATTCCTGTGCATGGATATGTAGATTTATTAGGTGATGTTATCATTGAGGATAAATGTAAGTTCCCAAGAAAAGGTAGAGTTAAAAAGGATGGAACTAGGTCTTGGCTAACTAATAAACTACCTGAAGAAAAACCAGAGCAATATCATTTATTGCAAGTAGATTTTTATTATTCTGTTTTTGAAAAACCTGTTTATCTTTGCTACATCAATGAGGAGTCTTTCAAAGTATTTCATGCTGACAATTGTGATGAACTTAAACCAGAGAATATTAAAAAAAGAATACCTAAAATAATTCACAGATGTAAAGTTAGACAAAACTTACTTAAAATAAGTTCTGATCCAAAAATAATAAAAGATTTCATCCAACCTAATTTTGATGATTACAGATGGAAGAATGATTTAGATGAGAATTATCTCAAAGATGCAATAAAATTTTACGAACTTTAATTACCAATCAAAAGCAGTTTTAACTTTAGCGTCATCTTCTTTCATACATTTGTAATGAGCTTTTGTTTTGTCTGCAAAGCAAACGAAAGATTCTGTATTGACCATTTCTTTATGGCAATACCTACATTTACCAATATTTAATAGTGTTTGCTTTAATTTAACCCAAGTTTTCTTTTTAGGTTTTTGCATAATTAGGCTTTTTGCCTTTTCTTGACTTTCTTTCAGCTTTCTTTTTTCTTGATACCGCAGCTCTCCTTTGGGAAGGACTCATAGCTCTTGCTTTGGCTATCGGTACGCATTTTGGGTAATTTCTTCTTTTCTCACCTTTTGATCTTCCGCATTTTGGAAATGAACCATCTGATCTTGGATTAGCAATGTCAACCCAGTTTTGTTGAACCCAAGACCTTAAACCTTTTTTAGCCATTATCTTTTTCTTTTCTTAGCTTTTTTCTTTTTCTTTTTACCGCCAGGAGTTATTCTACCACTGCAAACACCTGCTGCGTACATATTGCTATAAGCTGAAGGGTATACCTTGAACTTTCTTTTAGCTGCTGCTTTACCTCTAGGACATAGTTTTGCCATTATTGAAACTCCTTTAATGTTTTTAATTTTTCTTCAGCATCTGTAATTCTGGTAATTAATTTATCAACTTCGTCTATGTGTTGAGGATGCTCACCAATGCCAACACTATTTTCTAAATAAATCTTTATGGTTGCATCAGCCTCTGATATTTGAGCCTGATACCTTTTTTCAAGTGCATCTAAGATGGCTTGTTTCATCCTGTATGCCTTTTTTGAACTGCAAACTTAGCAACTTTAACTGCACCTTTGTGTGGTTTGTAAGTTCCTTTCATAAGTTTATATGAATTGCCTTTTTTCATCCAATGATAACCTTTTGGTGCTTTTACTGTTTTCATCATGCTTTTCTCTTTTTCTTTCTTTGCAGTGCTTTAAAATCAGCACCTGTTATTTTGTCGAATGGTGCAGCCATTCTTGCTATCTTCATTTGTTTTTTACTATACTTTTTGTTTTTACCTTTTGGCATATTTAACTCCTGTTACCCCTCCATCATACCCAATCATTAAAATGATTTCACCTAATATTAATATTTTTTCTTCTTATTTTTTTTCTTCTTTGTTTTCTTCTTTTTTTTCATTCCGTAATGTTTTGGCATAATTATCTCCTATTGTTACCATTTTTTACATGACCAGTATCTAGCACTGAACACATCTTTAGCACTAGCACATCTGTGCCTTGCTCTAAAGCTCTTTCTAGCTTTGGGGTTAGATTTTCTAATCTTCATATTAGCATCCCCATATCTAATTATCTTTTCTTTACCATCTTTACAAGCCTTGACGACAAACTTTTTTCCACCTGAGATTTGTCTTTTAGGTGTATTACATTTCATTTTTGACTTATCTATCGCCATCTAATTTTACTCCATCAAAGTATTTATATTCATATTCTAATACTCTGCAATCATGTTTTTTACGCATAGATTTTTGTTTATTTTTAAATTCAATTGCTTTTTTTTCTGTTTCAAATATTTGATTTGTAAACATTTCATGCAAATCAGAACCTTCTCTTTTCCAAACAATACAATACATTATGCGTTAATTTTTGGTTTTGGTTTCGGTAGTATTATTTCTTGGCAACCAAATTTTATGTATATTCCAAAAGTATTTACGTCTTTTCTTCCTATTGCTTTTATTTTATCAATTGATTTTTGATAACCTTCTAACAAACAAGTATAATTATCATTGTAATAAGTTGGAAATGTGTAAGGTTCAACACAAGTTGTTTTTGCATCAATAATTGAACACATAATAATAGTTAATACAATTTTCATATTTTATCTTTTAACTTTTGTATTTCATTTTCTAATTCTTTAATTTTTTTTGACGCTTCTATAAGGTCTTGTTGAGAATGTTCTAGTTTCTGTAAACATCTTTTGTTAGCAGAATCTTTAGATTTTCCTGCGTCTTGTAATTCTGCAACCTCTTGTTTAAGGATTCTTACCTGATCCTTATATTCATTAATTAAATCAATGTCGGACATTAATTATTTTTTATTGTTTTTAAAAATCTGTGTGCCTTTAATTCCATAAATACTTGCGACCACTAAAATCCACAAATTTGTGAACCATGAAGGAAGTTGTTGGAATTGTTCAAAAAACTCTTTTATTTTTGCAGAGGCAGCAGGATCTTCGCTGAAAACCCCATAAGCAATGACTAAAATTGGCAAAGTTAAAACGATCAATACGAATTCGTCTTTCCAGTCTGATTGTCTTGCCTCCAAAAGTTTGCCACTATACTCTAGTTCTCCTCTAGCCATTTTTTCTGCATGAGCTGCTTGAGCATCAGCCATACGCATCTTAGTTTCTTGTTTCTTTTTATAAATATGTGAACCAGCACTAACTGCTAATTTTATTGCACTTAACCACATTATAGTTTTGCACTCCTCATTTTTTCTGCTAATTTTTTTGCTCTGTTAGGCGTTTGTCTAGCCCAAAGAGAGTCTAG